CCTCTATCTCCCGTAGCGTCTTCAAACAAGGAGACAAAGGTAGTGGTGTCGGCCGTGTCGGCTACGGTGATGGTGGTGGGGACGTAGGTTGTGGTGGCAAGGGTGCCGGAAGCTGGAACCGTGACACTCGATCCTCCAGCCTGTCCCACTAAAATAATGGCTCCCGTGGTAGTCTGCAAAGAAGTATCGATGTTCAGCGCTGCTCCCGCGGCTACGTCGAGGGAGGCCGTGCCGAGGGTGTAATTAAAGGTGTTTGCACCTTCAGTGAGTACCCCTGTAGACCATGCGGGGATAGCCGCTCCCATCTGCCATATCTTCCCCTGCGCTCCTGCATCCGCAATGGAGAGGGTATTGGCTGCACTGAAATAGAGCATCCCGCCTGTATTCCCCGCCATGGCAGGAAGCTTAATGAAGATGCTATCGGCCAGGGCTTCCGGTCCGTAGAGCCTGAAATAATGACTGCCCGCCTCGTCCCCGTCCTCGTAGAAGTCTATGAATCCAGGCGATGTCGTCCCGTTTTTCGTTGCAAGACCTGCTCCGAATGTTTCTTTTCCGGTGAACGGCACGGAGCCATCGGCCGCTATACCAACTCCGGCCGTAATCTCCTCCACGGCAGCCCCGGTGCCCTTGAAGAGCTTTCCATCTCCGGTCTGCTGGCATAGAGTGCCTATGGCGTAATATGCGGCTACGTTACAATCTGCGGCCGTCTGGATGCCGGACGATACGCCACCCGATCCCGGAGGGCCAACGGAAAAGGCGGGGACAGCCATGAATAGAGCGATAACGATTGCAAGGAGTGACTTTTTCATTTTTTTACCCCTAGTTCACGTCGACCTTGGCGTCGAGCTGCAAGGTCTGAGTTGTCCCTCCGGTGAAAGCGATCGTGATCTTCATGCTTGTCGCTTCCCTCGGGACGTATGCCATGGTGACGATGTAATTCCCGGTTGCGCTCAACGTCAGGGTGTAGTTGCCGAGAGTAGTACCGGAGGTGGCCGAGGCAGGCACCTTGTAAAGCGTCGAGCCGAGTTGCGGGATGACGAATTCAATGGATGAGACGGCAACGCTGGTCCCGTCCCCTTTGCCGTATTTCAGGAAGATTTGGGCCGCCCCCTGGTTGCCGCGAATGTTGAAGGTAGCGGTGGTAGCGGTAGCCACTCCCGTCACAGACGAGAGCGTGTTATCCGCGAAGGCGGGGGTAATCGCCATCATAAAAACGGCCAATGCCACAACAAAGACGATCTTTTTCATAATATTCTCCTTCACTCCGTTGACGGGTTGGGCCGCTTTTGGTTCGGGCTGTACTCCCGCCTCACCAGATCTTTTCGTTCGAGTCCAAGGACAAAGAGATTCCAGTATTCCGTCGCTCTGGCCGCATTAAAGGGAGAAAACGCCGCGTCCTTCGCGTAACAGCGAAACAGGATGAAGTTGACTAAGGTGTCCTTATAGACGTCGGAAATCGATATTGCCACTGCGTAACTCGGCCCCGCCAGGGCGGCAACATTGTCGGGAACGGCGGAAAAGACGGCCTCCACATACCCCTGAGATGCCGCCGGTTGCGGGGGAGTGACGTAAAAGTGCCGGGTGTCCTCTTCGTTGTAAACGTAGTGTTTCACGATGGCATTGGCGGTAGCCGAGTGCCAGTCCGGATTGTAGGCGTCCAGAAAGTCCATTCCTACCGGAGTTATCGCAGGCCCCGCCACAAGGCCTGTAACGCCCATGTTGCGGACCAGCCTGAGTAACTGGACGCACTCCTTGATGGTAACGCCTGCCGGGGTTTGGAACGCCGAGGTCCCGTCCGGAACGCTCTGCCTGGTTCCGGCTGCGAGCTTGTAGGTCTCGCTCAGGGTGTAGACGTCGGGCTTGAAAATTACAGCCTGCCGCTGGCCTGCATTGAGGTAGCGGAGCTTTTCGGCATCCGTCCATCGCACCTTGTCGGCATCCAGAAGGACCCCGTCGCACTCGGAAAAAATGTCGCTGGCGAGGATCGTTCCCACTTACTTCCTGCCTTTCTTATCCGGCTGGGCTTCTGAGGGCCCGTTGACCTTCGTGAAGGGTTCGAGTTCGGACTTGGCCTTCTCAAGCTGTTCCTGGAGATCGAGGTTATCAGTCTCCAGGCGTTCCTTGAAGGCGTCGAAGGACTCCGCTTTCTCCTTCAACTCCTTGTTCTCGGCTTGCATCTTAACCAGCACCCCGCCCATCTCGGTGAGGACCGCATGGAGTGAAGCCTCTACCATGAAGCTCTTCCCCTGAAGCTCGATCGGCACCCGCTTCTCGTCGGCCGTGGGCTCAAAGGCTAACCCCTTATTCTCGGGATCGTAGGGTCTCATGTCCTTTCTCGTTGCCAGTTGCTTCGTCCATGGATAGATGTGTCCTCCATCCTGAATCAGGTATTTTCCTTTCGGGTCCAGCGCCATGATTCAAACCTCCTGTTGTCGTTTAATGCTCCGGGCGTTCGCGCCCGGAGCGGTTTATGGAAACGTTGACTACTCCGCCATGTAGCCGGGCAGGAACAGAAGGAACGACCCCGCCGCAAGGTTTGCCGCACGGACAGTGAAGTCGATGGTGTCGGTAGCTTCGAAATCGTACCCGCCGTAGTTGTCGGTTCCCCACGTCGCGTCGTCGGCAACGAAGGCAATGGTTCCCGCCGCGCCGTCGAGAGCGGTGGCGTTGAAAATCTCGGTGCTTCCCGCGATGCCGATATCTCCCGTTGCGCTTGCCGTTCCTGCTACGACGGTCTTAAACGATCCGAGGCCGGGAAGCAGGATAGCCGCTTTCGGGACATCCCAGAGCTGGATAATATCCGCGATCGTGATGTAGCCGTTTGTGGTTAAGGTCTCGTGGGCGGCGATGATTTCCGACACCACAATGGGGATTCGCGCCACGAAAAGCTGTCCGTAATCCATCGCGGCTACACGGGTATCCCCTTTCGTGCTGTTGTAAGTGCTCATGCTTATTCTCCTTTAATGCTGGGGTCCCGGACCGGCCTAATTACCGGTCCGGGGTTATGGGGTTATCCCTTGGTCGCGTAGAAATGACCGAGAGCTTCCGGTTTAATGGTCTCGAAGCCGTAAACCTGGAGGCCTTCCATGACATCCCCGAAGTCGTCCGGGTTGGGGATGACGCGGTTTTCGATGAGCTGCGAGGCAAACGTGATGGCCGACACATGGCCGAAGATGCAGTTATGCACCGTGGTCGTGCCGTCGGTAGAGGTTGCGACCTGGTTCGAGCTGAAGACCGGGAAGCGGTCGATGATGCCGATGCGGCCGTTCCTCATCATCGAGGAGCCGTCGCCGGAGAGGGATGCATCCTTAAGGTCCGACTTCTTGATCATCCCGCAGAAAATCGCCGGGAATACGATCCAGCGCTGCGTTTCGGGAACGTTCTGCTCGTCCAGAGCGGTCCCCATATCGACGATGTAGTCGAGGATGTTGGTCTTATCGAGGCTGATGAAGTTTCCGGATGCCCCGAACGAGAGCGCGCCGGACTTAACGCCGGCCGAATTGCCCTTGTTCGATGCGTGGGCGTCGGCGTAGACGGAAGACAGGATCGAATAGTCTACCGCTATCTTCATCTGCTGGCCGGCATCGTCCGTCCACTTATCGACGTAATTGATTGCGGCCTGCTTTTTCTCGACCCTGTTGACAACGAATGAGTAATACTTTCCCTGATCGATGAGGAGGTCGACTTTGCTGGAATTCGGGCGATCCCGCACGAGCTTCTGGCCGATAACGTAATCTCTGACTACCATGTCGGGCACGGTGATGATGTGAACCGTATCGCCCATCTGCTTGATTTCACCCTCAAATTCCGTGTTACTGATGGCGGCGAACACGGTCGCCGTATAGAACTTCTGTAGAGTTTTACCTGCCCAAATTTCCTACTATTCCTCGGAATAGCCAGACTATCGCATCAACTCGCTTTTCTGATCAGATCGTAACAACGCCTGCAATATCCCTTGGCTTCATGGGGTTCTTCCGATGTTCCGCATTTCTTGCAGGCATCGCCATGGGAAGACCAAAAGGAATATCCTTCACACTGTACGATCTTGCGAATTGCCGCTTCACTTAGTCGTTGCGGGTCAGTTTTCATGGCTTTCATCTCTTGGCTGGCGCACTGTTTGGGGGGCTCCGCAAACTGCATGCCTCTTCTTCTCAGATGATCTTGTATCCATATAGCCAGCAACGCCTGTTCCTTCTTGAGGTACAGATGGTTGGCTATATTCTGGAGAAACGGCCGGAGTTTCGATCCTTCGAGCGTCCAGGTCCAGGAGCTTTGCCACTTGGGATTATCACTCTTCCGCAAATCAAGGGTCCCCCCATGATTCGCTTTAAACATCTCAAGTATGTAAAGGCTGCTGGCTACCATAGTCACTCTGATCCTTGGCCGAATGTATAGAGGTAAATGCTCATAACGCTTATCTCTGAACAGATTTGCATCGATACATCCTTCTCCATCTACAAGTCCTGCCATGTACTTCCAACTTAAGCGCTTCATAGGTTTCTCCTGAACTGCGCGTGTTGTTTTTTAGCTGTTCCCTCTGGTTCCGGCACCCTAAGTCCGGTTCCAGTTTTTCAGAAGCGGTTTTACACGCCCAAAAATTAACGGTTAGGCGTGAGAATACCGGAATGGGTCGTGAGACCCGATGCAACGGGGTAAGCCATGGTGTGTCTCCTTTTTCATGGCTTCCCTCCGACTAGGTACTTACCGGGCCGGGGGCCGAGTCGGCGGCCCCCGATCTCTCTCGTCAGACCCGGGTTTATCCTTGGATTCTGCCCTCGTGGTTGGCAAGAAGAATGTCCGCGTCGATTTTTTTCATCTCCTCCGTGGCCTTTCCTTTTGCGGACGCGAGGGCGAATTCCTTGTAAAATGTTTCGATCTCTTTCCGCGTGTACGTTTTCCCCGCCGGTGTTTCCTTTCCGTCTGCGGGGGGCTGATGGGCAACGGAACTATCCGGTTCGATCTGCTTGGCAGGGTCGATCCGGTGCTCCGGTTTATTCTCCTTTGCGGGATTTGCGCTCTTGAAGTCGTTGAACATCTGGATCACCGTCGTGTAGTCGGATATCGCCTGTGCCGCCTTGAGACGGGTAAGGCGCGTCTCTGAGCTGTAAGGAAGCCTCTCGTCGAGCCAGTCCAAAAACGCATCGCTCGCGTTGATCGAGTCCCAATCCGGAACCTTCTCCCTGAGTTCTTTCCAGAACGTGTCGATCTTCTGTTGCTCGATGTCTTTCCTGAGCCGGGCAACTTCGTCGGCGTTCTGGCGGGGCGGTTCCTTCTTTTGGAGGGCCTTGGCGATAATCCCGACGATCTTCTCGTCGAACCCCTCGCCCCTCAAATACTCCTGGTCCTCTTCGGAAAGAGCGGACAGAACGGATTTTACGTCGTCTGCCGGCTCGGCGATCCGCTTTTGCAGGTCTCCGATGAGCGTGTTGGCCTCGTTCAGTTTGCCGTTGGCATCCTGGAGTTGGCCGAGGAGGTCCTGGATCTTTCGATCGCGCTGTTTAAGAGAGTGCTTGAGGTCGCTGAGAATATTCACGTCTTCTTTGAGAGCAACAATCTCCGCGTTGTACTTTCCTTGAAGGGTAGCCAACTGCTGTTTCAGACCTTCAACCGTTTCCTGTGCGGGCGGTTTCGCGTCCCGGTCTTCGGGTTTAGGGGGATCTGCCTGAGCGGGTTTCTCCGAGTCGGAGGCCTGCTTCAGAAGCTCGTCCGCCTTGTCTGCCCGAGCCTGCACTTGAGCTGGTACTGCCATGGTGTCACTCCTTTTCGGGGGCGCCTGGGCGTCTCCCCTGTTGTTTTTATTCCTCAGCGCGCCTTTCGGTCTGCGCCTTCGGTCCTTCTTGCGTTCCCGTCAGGTTGGCCGACCGTCCGGGAAGCCCTGGTTTTTACATAGGAAAAATCTCACCTTTCGTTATTCTGCAATTACTGCGAACGGAACGGTTGTCGCCACGCCATTAAGACCGGTCATGATGTTCCCGCAGGAAAGAGCGAGGCTGAAATCGAACCCGTCTGTCGTGGTGCCGATGTTGATGTCCGTGATGAGGCGGTTATTGACAACGTAGAAAACGCCTGCATCTTCGTCGATCGGCATGCCGGTCGCCCTGATCACGTTGTCCTGAATGAGCGGCATCCAGGAAGCCGTGGTGGTGCCAGGAGCGACGATGCCATTTGCCGCCGTGCCGAGCATCCTGTTTCTGGTGATCTGCGTCCCGCCAGCCTCGCCGGCTCCAAAGGTGATGTAGGAAGTGACGAACGTGCCCATGAAATCGCAGTCGTCGAC